CGAGGGCATTGTGTTTCCGGTCGGCCTCGGCCCGTTTTTCGAGGGTGTAAACGCTGATCAAACGGTCGTCATCACCGGGCGTATTGTCACCGGCACCTCCCAGGGCGTGCGGGCTGGATACAAGGAACTGTTGACCCCGGGTGGAAATCAATCGGGACAGTAGTATGGCAGACCCAGCACATAACAGTAAACCTCCCACACGCCCACCCCCGCCGCCGAAGTCCGCAGAGAGCCTCCGTACCATCGGGAACGAGGCTCACACCACTGACGACCAGGGCAGGGTGATCACGAAGAAGGAAGCCCTGGACCGTGCCCTGTGGGCCGAGGCCCTGGGGTGGGCCGAGGAGATCAGGGACGCGAACGGCAGCCGGCGACAGCTTCAGCACCCGCCCAACATCAAGATCGCGATGGACCTGAAACAGCTACTCGACGGCAAGGCGGCGGTTGCAACTGAGGTCGCCCCCCAGGGGCCGTCCGTCGCGGCACGGGTGAGAGCACTGGCGATTGAGAGGCTGAACGCCCTTGCGAACAAACACACAGAGAAGCCGGATGCCGAGCGGTATCTTGCGGAGCAGAGCTAATTCCAAACCTGTTCAGCATCAAACCCGACGTGAAAGAACCAGTCGTTCAGGACTCCTGGACTGATCCCGCCACCGGTTTGACTGTGCCGCTTGAGCCTGATCAAAACCTCCTGTGGCGTGCCGATATTCTTGAAGCAGCCGAGAAAGACCCCGCGTTGCAGACTGATCTCTACACGGCATGCAGCCAGAGCATCGAGTTCTGGATTCTCGCGTTCGCCTGGACAGTTGCAGTGTTCTCCTCAGACGAGGAAGGTAAAGCCGAGCAGGCCGAGGCCCCGTTAGTTCCGTTTGTCCTGTATCCCCGGCAGATGGAACTGGTCGAGAAGCTGTACGACTGCGTGGACGGCGGTAGTGAACTCCTGATCCAAAAATCTCGTGATACTGGGGCATCATGGACTTGTCTGATCGTGTTGGCCTGGTTCTTCCTGTTCCGCCGGAATCAGTCGTTCCTCCTCCTGTCACGCAAGGAAGACGCTGTTGATCAGTTGTCCGGGCTGGTGAACAACTACCCAGCCAATGTGACCTCAGATGCTGGCACCCTGTTCGGGAAAATAGATGTGGTGCTTTCCCGACTGCCTGAATGGATGCGGCCCAAGTGCTCGCGTAAAAAACTCCACCTCGTCAATCAGACGAACGGAAGTCGTATCGACGGGGAGTCCGCTAACGCGACGGCGGGTACGTCTGACCGCCGCACGGCCCTGTTCATGGACGAATTTTCCAAGGTACTTGAAGCGGAATCCATCAAGCGATCCACCCGTGATGTGACGGCCTGTCGCATCGTGGTCAGCACGCCCAACGGTGCTGGCACTACTTTCTCGAAGTGGGCACAGTCTGGTACGATTGAGGTGGCCGACCTCATGTGGTATCACATACCGGCCAAGGCACGCGGGCTGTACGTCAAGCAAGACGAACTGGGACGGTATCAAATTCGTTCCCCCTGGTACGACCACCAGTGTGAGACTCGAAGCCCCAAGGAAGTCGCAATCGAAATTGACTGTGACCATGCGAACTCAGGTGATCTATTCTTTGAACAGCACATCATCGCCCAGCACCGCCAGTTGTTTGGGCGTCCTCATAGAGCAACCAGGTCCATTGAGTTTAAGAAAACGCTGACGGATCAGCAGGTCGTCTCCGCGATCCGGTCTGCTGATCTTGGGTCCGTCACGTCAACAGGGCACGGACCCTGGAAGCTGTGGTGCAATCTGACCGGGGACCGCCCAGACCAGAACCGAACCTATGTGTTCGCCGTGGATATCAGTAAGGGCCAGGGGGCATCGAACAGCGTTATCGCGGTTGCCTGTCAAGAGACGCACGAGAAAGTCGCGGAATACGCCGACCCGAATGTGCCGCCGTACCAGCTTGCGAAGATCGTCGCCGCCGCCGCATTGTGGTTTGGTGGAAAGGACAAACGGGGCCTGGTGATCTTCGAGCGAAACGGCGACCCTGGGATTGAGTTTGGTCGCACATTCGTCCACGATCTAAGGTATCCCAACTTGTACTTCGACCGGCAGCACGGAACCCAGCGGCAACGAGTCGGGAAGCGGTATGGGTTCCATAGCAACACGGACAAGAAAGCTGAAACCCTCGGCGTCTTGAGGAGAGCGTATGCGACTGGCAAGTACATCAACCATTCAGTTGCCGCGTTGGAAGAAACCCTGCTATATATTTCTTACGACGGTGGAGGAGTGGGGCCGGCGGCTTTGGTCAACGAGCCGGATGCCGCCAGGAAAGCACACGGGGATCGGGTGATCGCGGATATGTTGTTGTGCTGGGTCATGGATAATGAGGGTCACGGGGTTCGAGCGGCGAAGTCCACGTCTCCAGAACGGTGCTTCGGTCACCGTCTTGCAGCGTTTAAACGAATCAAAGCCAACGAGGGTAAGCCGGTTAAACTTGGCTCCCGCGTTTATTTTGGCCAGGAGGTCGCCTAATGCCGTACGCTGATCCCGAAGCCCGCCACGCCTACCAGGTCGCATACGCGAAGAAAAACTCTGCTCGTAAGAAGGCGGCGTCCAAAGTGTGGTACTCGGCCAAAGGGTACGAGCTTCATCTAAGCAAGTTCCTGGACTTCAACCGGGACGATTATGAAGCCATGTCTGTGGCTCAAGGACACAAATGCCTGATTTGCAAAAACCCGGAAACCGCAAAGGGTTCTACTGGCACGGTACGACGACTCTGCGTGGATCACGACCACTCCCAGGAAAACGCAGACGGGACGGTGCCCCGCGAGGCGATTCGCGGTCTTTTGTGTCGCAGTTGTAACCTCGGTCTTGCTGGGTTCAGGGACAACCCGACGTACCTGGATGCCGCCAAGCAGTATTTGAAAGGATGTGTCCTTTGAGTCTAATCGACGATCTCTCCCCTTCTGACGTGCAGGAACAGGTGCAGCGGGGCATGAAGCGGCTCTCGGCATTCCGGGCTGCCCGTCTGCATTGCATCAAAGAGTATGTCGGCCAATACTACGACTCCACCTCCAGCCAAGTCGGTACAAGACCGCTCAACCTTATCTGGAATGCCATTCGCGTCCTGGTGCCTAATTTGGTTTTGGACTTTCCCAAACACACCATTGAGACGCCCTACCTCGCGGTGCGACAGTATGCCAACCTTCTCGGACTTGCTCTGGATCAGCACGACAAGAAAATCAACATCCGCGACACGTATCGTCGGGTGATCGTGGACGCGATCTTTGCCCTTGGGGTTATGAAAACGGGCCTGGCTCAATCCGACAGTGTGTACGTGTTCGATGATCTGATGGGGCAGAACTCGGTGGACAATGGGACGGTGTACACCGAAGCAGTGGACTTTGATAACTGGGTGGTAGACCCAGCCAGTAAAGAGTTCATGTTTAAAGATGCGACCTGGATGGGTGATCGCATCACGATCCCGCGTCAGATGTTGCTTGATAGCGGACTTTACAATAACGACCTCGTGGAACGTCTCCCTCGGGCCGGCGATAAGACCAGCAACTCCCGTGCGTCCGATATTTCTATGAAGAATATTGAGCCGGAGGAGAACTATGATCTACAGGACGAGGTTGAAGTCTACGAGATTTGGGTCCCTTCGGCAAATGCGATTGTCACGGTTCCTGCGGCGAAGGAGGTTAAGTTTGATGATTACCTTCGGGTGGCGGACTATTACGGCGTCAAGGAAGGTCCATACACTCTCCTCTCGTTCTCTCCCCCAGTACCGGGAAATCCTCTCCCGGTGCCGATGGTTGGCATTTGGTATGACCTCCACGTATTGGCCAATCGAATGGCCAAAAAGATCGTGGAACAGGCAGAGCGGCAGAAGGACATTGTCACGTACAAACGGACCTCTGCTGATGATGCAGAGAGCATCAAAGATGCCGGGGATGGAGAAGCCGTCGCTCTGGATGACATTGACGGCGTGAAGACAATTAGTTTTGGTGGGCAGCAGAACAGCAACGAGAACCACCTCAATGCGTTAGAGCAGTGGTTCAACCAGATGGCGGCAAATCCGAACCAGGTGGGTGGGCAGAACATTGAGGCCAAGTCGGCCACTGCGGCGAACATCCTTCAAGCCAACAGCGGGATCGGTCTTGAAGATTGCAAGGACGCAGTGTACATCGCCGCCGCGTCAGAGGCGAGAAAGAGAGCCTGGTATTTCCATGAAGACCCGCTTATGAATGTGCCGCTGACGCAGCGCCAGATGCAACCTGGCGGCATACAGATCGGTCCAGGAGGGGTCCCCTGGATGCAGCCTCCCACCATGCAAGATGTTCAGGTGATCTTGACTCCTGAGCAGAAGGCCGGCAACTACATCGACTTCGTCTTTACGATCCAACCAGAGTCAATGGGTCGTATCGACAGTAAGGTTCGGCTTCAACAGGAAATGGCTTTCTGTCAGCAGGTGCTACCCGCAGTGATGGCAGCCGCCCAGGTCGGCATGTCAATGGGGATGCCCCTGAATGCTCAGGCACTCTTGATCCGAATGGCCAAGGATATGGGGATTACTTGGTTAGACGAGGTATTGTACGACCCAGCATTCCAGCAGCAGATGGCAATGCAGCTTCAGATGGGGATGGGTCAGATGGGGCAGAACGGCCCACAAAAGGGACAGGTCCCCGGACAGCCGAATCAGGGGCTGATGAACTCCCAACTTCAGAATGGCCAACCTGGTCAAGTACAAGCCCCGCCCCCAGGTCCCCAGCAACAGCAAAACGGTGCGTCTCAGGAAGGTGCCCAGGAGTCGCAGCGGTTCATCGGTCGGGCACTCAACAACGCACTGAAGGTCGCCCCAAGTGGGCCACCGACTTTACCATAGGAGACCATATGTCCAAAGCAAGTGATATTTCTGGTTCGGGTGAGAACAGCAACCCTGACGCCAAGTACCAAATCCAGTCAGATGCGGATGCTTTGCAGCGTCATGCTGAGATCACCAGTGATCCGAAGC